ACATTAAGTCATCTTTAAGTTTAACCAGTTTTCCATCTTTACGATGATACATACGATACTCCTCAAACCAGTCATAAAGGGTATTAAATACTTTAAATTTTCCGTGTTCCATTCGGTCTAACATCTCCATAAGACCTGTTTCTACACTGTTTCCACCCTTTTTTTCTCCTAATGCTGGAGGATTTTCAAAGTGAAAGGGCAACATATTGACATAAGCATCTCTATATTGCTCGGCTAGGGTAACACCAGAGCCTTTATCGTGTTGATATCCATCGTGTGGCCATACTATTGGAATCCAATCAGACCCCTCTCGTTCATTAATGTGTGATCCGTGATGAGAAGGTATTTGTTTAGCCACTCTATAGCAGTCATAAACGTATACAATATCCTGATCTCTATCCCAAGCTAACCATACTACTGCTGTAGGGTGGTCGTATCCAAAATCTATTGCTGCTATTCGTGCATAATGTGGCGGAATAGTAAAAGGCTCGACAGCTAAGTTATCCTCATCTATAGGAAATACTAGCCCTGAACCAATCATGGGTATGCCTTTAGACCTCATTTCTCTCTCGTGTGGAGGTAATGCTGCTAAAATCTGTTCTTTCATGTCATCGGTTAGGTGATGTGCATCCTCCCAACCTGCTGTTATCAATGCCTGTTTAGGTCTTAAATCTGATGTAAAATTTTGTACTACTTCAGTCATACCTGATTCAGGAGTAAAGGTTAAATAAACCGCCCCCCTTTTATCAAGAGTTCTAGTAATACATTGTGAATATATTTCTCTGGGTGGTTCTTCATCGAGCCATACCAGATCAATACTCTCCCCCATAAATTTTTCACTACCTTGTTCGTAAGCCTTAAAGGCAACTCTAGACCACCCACCTGTGCTGTGTTTTACAAGTACCGAAGAATGTGCGTTAGGCACACCTGGTTTCCTTGTGGTTTCGCCAATGAGATGTTTAGGGATTGATCCTTTCCCTTTATCTCTGGGGTTATCTGGTTGCCCAAATAATTCTTTTTGACAGATATCTCGTGTGGTTTCATTTGATGCCCCACAGACCCATGCCCTAATAGGCTCTTCAAATCGTTTACCTTTCCACCAGTCTGGGTACATACCTGTTAAGTGTAAAGCCATCTCCATAGCGCCCACATAGCTTTTTCCTACCCTATTAGCCGCCATTAGAAGTCTTTGATTAGTATCTAGCCCAGCTTCATGAAATCTCTTCTGGAAAGGATAAGGCTCGTAGTAATTGAGTTTATACTCTTGTTGTCTTTTCTTTAGTGTATTGAGGATTTCCTCAACTCTTTTATTGTCTTGCATAATTTAAAAGCACTGATAAGGGTAATGTCTTGGAGGACTAGTGATCCGTTATCAGCACTCGTTTATTCATTTTAATTTAAAGACTATTATCCACTTCTAATTTTATATGATTTTTTGAGCAATTGTCAATTAAAATCGCCACCAGATTAAAACTTGTATCTATTGCCTTTAATTATGACTTGGCTTTACTACTCATATAAGGGGATGCTTATGGACTTGATATTTCCCTCCATAGCATGAATGGGTCTACTCCCACAGACTCTGGCGTGGATTGGGGGTGTCGAATATTTGGCTTTGTTGTATATGAATTTGTAGGAATAACAGGCTCTTATATCTATTTTATGAACTTTAAATAGATATAATGATTAATAGTAGCCAGATCCATTAATAATGTTTATATGATAGTCATTATAGATTCATATAGCCCCTTAGATAATAATATAATAATAATATATATGAATGAGTTAGTTATAACGTGGCTACTATCCATTCAACTATCTATCAGATAAGAATATATTATTATAATTATCTAATAGTATTGCTCCTACTAGTAAAGTTTAATAATGTTAAGTAATGGAAGGCTTTCAAGTGTCCAAGCCAGTGCGGATTTTTAATTGGATATGTATAATAAAAAACCCCTATTAATTGCTTAATAGAGGTTCTTATTTGTTTTGCTTGTTAGCCTAAGAAAATGGCTATCAAACAGATTGTAGTTAATATTATAAATAGTATATTAACTATTCTGTGGTTACTTTCCATCTTTAACCCCTCCATCGAATGGCATTGGTACAACTGTATAAGATGTTCTCTCTCTCGGTTCTCTATCCGCAAAATCTTTTGCTAATAAATTCGCAAGGTTTACATCATTATAAATTTTGCTCCCTTCTATGTTTACAGTTTCTGTATTATCAGAATATTTAATTCTTTTAATAATTGCGTAAGTTTTATTTATATTAATTGTCATTATATCCTCCAAGATATTGTTAAGTTAAGTATAACCTAGTGTTTTAAATATGCAATGTTTGAAATATCTTTATTCCAACAAGCACGACATTTTTTACATTGATTGCCTTGCTTACTAGCTAAACAAAGATAATCAAATTTAGTTATTTTTAAACTAGAATCCACTACTGTAGATGTTAGCAAAGGATCTAAAAGTTTAGGCGGTTTACCATTAATCATGGCCGCAGAAATTCTAATAATTAAATTTCCTGGAATTGCTCCAGATCCTTTAACTATTTTAATTTCCCTAGTTGGTAACCAGTGCAAAATATTAGGCGTTAATTTAGCAACTTCAATAATCTTTTTAAGATGTTCGATGCTTTGAATATCTCCGCTATCGTGCCATCTAAAATAGTTTCCGTTTCTTTGCGCCTGTGCATTAATTAACTTAACCATAGCTTGAACCCATAATTTGTTTTTTAATGCTTTTTTTCTTTTAGTCATGGCTTTATATATTGTTTTATGGAATCTTTTATAGTTTCCATTCAATGCATAACAACCATCACAAACCGAGCCTTTAACATCTCGTAACTTTGTACCCACTTTACAATCTAATGCGGATAAATTAAAAGAATCACATGGCATTTTACTAGTTCTAGTAAGTCCGCCAGTAATTGCTTTAGCATCTTTTATAAATTTAATTTCCTTTATCATTTAATGAGTTCTCCGTAGTGAAATGTTTTGATAATGTTTAAGAACTTTTTTATCAGTTCTTAATTTAACTACATCGTGATTTTTATCTTTTGCTTGTCTTGTGATTTCTTTTTGTAAAAAAACAATAGTTTTAAAAATGTTCATTTATTCGACCTCGCTAAGCATCTTAATATCATCTTTATCCATATTAGTGACTTTTAATATTTGTTTTTCAGTAAAGCCTAATTCTTGGCATTTCATTAATATAGTTAAATCATCAATATGACCGCCATCAATTATAGAGTTTAATAGAATTTTTTCTAAATTCATTTCAACCCCCTTAAAGCTTGTTTTTTTGTTTGTTTGTTTTTGTTTTGTTTTTTAATAATAGGTTTCATGAAATCATCACATCTTTTAATTTGTGACATTGTCATGGTTTCCCTATTTCCAAAAAAGTAGGTCAATAGTTCATTGTTTTGCATTTTAATCCTCCAAGATTTTTAATGTAATTTAACATTAGCATCATTTTAATAAAAATAAAATATATAAATTCATACTATATATAGCAAAAAAAAATAAAAACTCTGCATAGATAAAACCTTTCAAGCTATATTTTACTTATCTTTTTTTTATGTTTGGCTTTGCTGAGATTTCTAGATAACGGGTTTTGTTTTTAGAATAATTATTTTATCTTTTTTTTAGATTTGGCTTTGCTTGGTATTTATACTCGCTCTCTCGTGCATTCTTTTTATTTTGTGTGGGTAGTTAGTCAAAGATATTAACCTATGGGCAAAAAAAAAGACCCAATTAAGAGTCTTTTCTTCTCTCGGAGGAGATTTTAATTTGGATATGTACTCATAAGTCCTCCTCAATTAAAATATTTATCTGTTATTTTTGCCCATTCAAATTTTGATTTGATAGAATTTAATATTTTTATCTCCGACTTTATTTCCTTTATAATATTTTTAATATTTTTGTCTATTCTTAATCTTCCGCTATATCTTCTTAAATCATCATTTAACCCATAAAATTGTGATTCATAAAAACGCTCAATATATTCTATTTCTTTCTTTGTTAGTTTCATAAGTTCTCCTATGATGTGTAAGGCATTATCATTACCTTACGATTGTTTGTTTCTTTTTCCTTTGCAAAATCTTTTTTAAAAGTTTTTTTCTCATCAACCACATGATCTAAAGTTGGCAAACTTTTATGTTGACAGTGATGCAGAATTTCTTCAATTAGCAAAGAAGGAACTACACCTCTTAACTCTGCATTTTTAATACCTTGAGTTCCTGTCTTGCTACCACGAGGAGCTGACTCATGACATGGCATTCCATTCTTACAGCTTTTTGCAACTCTTAACCACTCTTTATTGTTTGTCCAAATGTCAGTAGGTTTCATTATTTTTTCGCCATACTGACAGTAAGTAACAAATTTGTTTTCAAATGGTATCAAGTCCTTTTGAGCAATCGCAGAATCTGTGTTCGGAGAATATTTTCCTTTTTTCAGTTTTCTCAACATTGCTCTTGGGTTTTCTATAAAAACAAATTGAGGATTTAGTTCTTTTATAATTTCTATAGTTTTTTCTACTTTGCGAATTGCAATTACACTTGCATCACTTTTTGGTGTTCTAATGTCATTTGTTTTATCATAGTTCCAATGATGTCTAATACTTGCAATACTAAAACATTCGCAAGGCGGAGATGCCCAAATTATATTTGGTTTAAAACCATCTAGCATTTTTACATCAAAGTCTAATATGTCCATTGTGTATGTTGGAT